TTATGAAAATGTGTAACAAAGTTAATAGAAATCCTACATTAAAACGTAATGAAAATTTTAATTTATTAGTATCAAAATGTGAGGGTGTAATTCCTACAAAGGTTGAGGAAGAAAGACCTGTAGAAAAAAATACCTGGAAAGGTATGAAAAAAGAATACTTGGAATCTAACCCAGACGCTAAAACAATGGATAATACAACATTGAAAATGCCTCCAAAAGACTTTATACTACCAAAACCAAAACCTAAAGATGAGTAATAAACCATTAAACATATCTGAATCCGCTGCTGTGCAAATGCCGATGAAAACGGTAGCCTCACTAATTCTGCTCGTCGCAGCCGGCGTATTCGCATACACCGAGCTCACGGCTAGGTTGGTATCGCTGGAGACATCACGTGAGTTGTTTGAAAATGATTTGTTAAAAAAATCTGAACAGGTCCCCGTCGATCAGGAGCAGCATTTTTTATTGGAAGATCTTTATAAGTCTGTAGAAAAAATGGAAGAGACCCAAGAGATGAATATGACAAACAAAGTTAATATAGAATTTTTAAGAGAACAATTAAATAAAGCATTAGCTGATATTGAAGAATTAAAAGATAAAGTCAGAGAAAACGGAAAGAACTATTAATGACAGAGTTAATTGTAGCCCTACTTATGATTGTTAACGGAGAAATCAAAGAACACAGAATTCAAAAATCTATGTCTGAATGTTTAAAAGGCAAAAGAATTGCAATGCGTGATACAAAAAAACAAGTACAGTACCAGTGCATAAAATCTATGGCAGAGTTAGAATCAAATATTGATGGATCTTTGTCGATAAAAAAGTTAATACTTGATTGATGTCAAAAAAAAATTTAAGATTTCAAGCTGAAGTCGTTAATGGTAAGTGTCCAACGTGTGATCAATTTACTATGTTGGTAAGTATAGATAGAGATTTTTTTAGGTGTATGAGTTGCGGAGCAGATTTAGAACAACACGTGAATGGTAAAATAACTTATCTGCCAGTTATAACATCTCCTAAAGATGCCAAGCCATTTGTAAGAGAATGGTTAGACGAGGATGGCTAAAAAATTTAAAGACTTTGTTTCACACGAACCTACCTTTCATAAAACATCTATTGGAAGATTTCCTAGTAAATGTAAAATGAATAAATCAAAACGTAGATCGTGGAAGAAGTATCGCGGCCAGGGGAAATAATGAAATTTTTATTAACGGTTTATATCTGCTCTGCAATGAGCGGTGAGTGCTACACCAACAAAAACTATCCAAAAGTATTTCCAGATCATCACGACTGTATAAGAGCAGGACTATCAGAGTCTTATGAGATTATATATGCAGAAGGTAATTTTACTAAAGATGAAATAAACAACTCCCAGTTGTATCCTAAATTTACTTGTATTCCCAAAAAAGACGAAGGTAAAATAGTTACTTAAGAATCATTCTAAACTGTCTGTCCGTCCCAAGAAAGGGACGAACAAACAAAAGGTGTGAGAAGAGACTTTTCTTTTATATTAAAAAAATAATACTTGCAAATTATATTTTTTGGGATAAATTCCCATATGTGAGAAAATCAAAACAAGAAAGGAAATATGACTAACACAATAAAAATAGAAGTGAAGTGGGATGATGAATGTGCAAACATTGAATCAGATGATAATGATAATTTACAAGTAAATGTTAAAAGTATTTTATATAAAAAAATGGACCCACTTTTTAAATTAGATTTTATGAGTGATATGGGAACTTGGGTACAAGAAGAAGTTGATCGTATACATAGAGAAGAGTTAAACAAAGAACAAAAATTTTTATATTCTTATGTGGCACGCACTCCTAAATCGAGTGAACAATTAGATGAAGAAGATAACAATCCTAAAGTTCTTGAAGACAGAAGAAAAAAAGCTAGAGACATACACATAAAAACACAAAATAAAATTGGTAGAATAATAGAAGAAGGAGAACAAAATGGCAGACCCAAGTAAATTTAAATCACTATCTGTTCCTCGCGAAGACTGGGAAAAGTTAGGTGTACTTGCAACTAAAACAAATAGGACAAGATCTAAAATGATTGGAAGACTTATCAGATTTTTTTTAGATAACAAAGGTGGTAAAGCGAATGGTAAAGCAAAAGATTAAAGTGATATGTGATCATTGCAAAGGCAATGGTTATTTAAGAGAGAGCAATGGTTCTTATACCGAAGTACATCAATGCCCTACTTGTAATTCACAAGGTGAGGTAGTGGCAGAATTATATGAACAATTAATTAATGATGGAGTTGTCAACAAAGATGCAACCGTTAAACAATTAAAAGATTTACTAGTTGAGGTAGAGAAGGCCCGACTACAATGAATGATATGTTGAACGATACAGACGTTGCTTATATCGCAGGATTATTTGACGGAGAAGGATCTATTCATATCAGACGGGGTGTTGAGAAAAAGAAAAAACATAATAACAAACCAGGTTATAGATTATCTAATTCAATGAGACTATCAATGGAAATTACTATGACTGATCGTAGTGTATTGATCTGGCTACACGAAGTGTTGGGTGTTGGAACTCTAACTCCTAAAACAGTTAAGGGTAAACGTGTAGATGGGACACCATATCTTAAACAATATCGTTGGCGTTGTACGTTCCGCGATGCGTTTAAAGTTTGTTGTCTGTTGTTTCCTTACGCGCATACCAAACTCGGTAAGATACAACAGGTCATCGAACACTATACTAGTATTCCTAAACAAGTGGTTAAAGATAATGTAGTTAACTTTGAACACTATAAAATGTGGATTAAAAATTAATGTTAAAAATTTTTTTTGTAATGTTAATATTATTAACCGGGTGTGTTAAGGATTATGATTTAAATCCCTGGACCACCGTAATGAGGTATGTTGTAAATGAAAAGGAATAATAAATTTATTTATCCGAAAACGGTACGCGAAGCGATTGAAGGTAAGCGTCATTATAATATTAATGATAAAGAAAAATTACCATCGGTGACTACGATATTGTCCGCGACGGAGTCGGAAGAGAAGCGCGAATCGTTGCAAAGGTGGCGTGATCGGATGGGAGAGGAGAACGCGACGCGGATCGTGGATGAGAGTGCGGCTAGAGGTACAGCTATGCACAAGATTCTTGAGATGTATATCCTGGAAAAAGGTTATTTGGATGAGACAAACGTTGGAAAACAGGCCCATAATATGGCTATAAGGGTCATAGAGCAGGGTCTATGCAATGTTCCGGAGTACTACGGCACAGAATGTACTTTGTATTATCCTGGGTTATATGCGGGGCAAACTGATTTAGTTGGGGTGCACAAAGGTCAGGATGCAATCATCGATTTTAAACAAACAAATAAACCAAAAAGAAGGGAATGGATTGAAGACTATTGCCTACAGTTAGCAGCTTATGCAATGGCTCACAATTTCATTTATAAAACAGAAATTACCAAAGGTGTGGTGATGATGTGTAGTAAAGATAATTACTACCAGGAATTTGTTATCGAAGGTAAGGAATTCCAAAAATATAAACATAACTTTTTAAGGAGGGTGGATGAATACTATGAAAAAAGAAACAGAAATGTTGGACAAGATAGCTAACGCTTATTATAAAGCTGAAAGCAAAGAGATGAAAGCGATGTGGAAGGAAAAGTGGTATCAAGGTGTCAAGAATGTGGCAAGAAGATATGAGCAGATGTATCCAAAATTTAAAGAGGATAGGTTAAACTAATGAGTTTAAGATTAAGAGATTTACAACAGATACTAGGTAAGTTTACCAATGGCAACAAAGGTACTGCTATATCAGATTGTTTTATTTATATGGAAAACGATCAAGGTGGTCTTAATGAGATTGGTAAAATAGAATTACAGGAAAGTAGATTAATAGGTAAGGTAAACAGTTCTTCTGCGTGGCGTGTAGTGTTGAAGAAGGACCCAAGATCGGTTTATTTACAGTCTACTACGTACCGTAAATGATTTCCTCGGGGAACGGGGTGGAAGCGAGAGTGGAAGCCCTGTAAAATTATGAAAAAAGTAATAATACAAAGCAAAGATATATCACCAAAGCAGTGGTCAAACTTTATTTTAGAGCTAAATCTAATAAGAAAGTCTTGGAAACCCTATGCAACACTAGAGCTTCAGGGTGCTGGTGTTAAAAAAATAGTGAAAAATGGTACAAAAGCATACAAACTTTAGAATCATTCTAAACTGTGCCACACATAAGGGGAATTTTAGGGCAAATTTTTTTTTCAGTGATAAGAAAAAACCTCTGGCACAGTTGGCACACCCCTATTTTGGCTTAAAAGTGTTGGTATTAGCGAATAATAGTGTGCCAAGGGCTTTGGCACAGCTTGGCACAAATGGCGTATTTACTAGCTTTTTTGCACTTTTGGTCTGGCACAGTCAAATAAGCATTGGTATTCAACACTTTTTTAAAATGTACTCGGCGCGCGAGGGAATTTTTGGTTTTGGTAAAAACAATTTTGCCTAAAAATTCCCCTATAGTATAAGGAAATTATGAAAAGACTCAAAAAATCTAAATACAAATCTGTTGTTATCAAGAAGAAGAGATACTACTTCTACAAAATCACGTGGTTGGATATCACGGGAGATTCCGGGCACGCAGATTTACATACAGCAGAAGGTTTTATGCCATCTGAAATGATAACTCACGCATACTTGCTTAACAAAGATAAAAAGAATGTTAGAACCTTTGCAAGTTATGAAGCTAACGATGAATTATTTTCAGATAGGAATGTATTTCCAAGAGGATGTATAGTAAAAATGGAAAAGATAAATGAAAAATAAAAAGTTTAGTTATGATGGTAGATCAAGACCATCCAATGATACGTACAAAAAAGAGTTTAATAGAATCTTTAATCCTACGTTGACAAAGAATATGCCTAATGTAAAATGGGATCAACTTCCACCAAGGAAAGGGCCAGACTCAAATGGAATACAAACCAGTTATAAACAAGTGGGCACTAGTAAAAAAGTTTCCAAGAAAATTATATAATAAAATTATTTCTGAATTGAATCACTATCAAGGTTTGATTCTTTTATTGATTCTTTTATCTCTTCTTCTGGGGTAATGTTAATTAAAGTTTTGTGATCATCTAAAATTTGTTTCATTTTAGATTCTAATTCTTTTTCTGACATATTATCTAGATTGCCTGATAAGACTAACTTCTGATCTACATACAAACCACCTGCTTTACCTCTAGCTATCTCTGCATTAATTGCAGCAGACCAAGCACCTTTAGCTCGTGCATCTTCTCGTAGCTTTGCTAGTTCCCCTAGATGTTTTTCAAATGTAATTCCGTATTTTTCTTGTATCTCTGCTCGCAACTCACCAATATATTGTACAACCAATGGTGATAATTTTGGATTCCGTAGCTCGCTCGCAGCCTGTCTAGGTCTTGTCTTGTATCCTGCTTCATAAGCACACTCGCTTGGGCTCTTGCGCCCCTCGTTGAATACAAGCAATTCCGCGAATTTTTGTTGTCGTTCTGTTAGATTTTTTGGTAGTCCCATAGCCTTGACTTTTATCGTAAATTACCGTATAAATCAAATGCATTAATAGTAAAACCTTTTAGGGGGTGGCTTACGAACTACCTTGCTTTGCAATTGGTACTGATACTGACCCCCTTTTTACTTCATCAAATCTTCTTATCTGACAATCTTCATCTAAATAACATTCATCACTCCGCTCGCCCACCCATTGTAAAATTTCTTTTTTAAAATCTTCTGATGTTAATTCACCATTTAAAATACCCGCCATATCTTTTAGCAAGTCTTCTTTTTTGGTACAATTGGGTTGACAATAAATATCATAAAAACAATCACCTATTGTATTGTAGTGAAATTTAAAATTTTTCATTATATTTAAGTTTTTCTAATTCATCTATAACCACATCAAACTCACCACAGGTGCAAGTAATATCATCATCTGTATCTGGCTCACCTTTAGCTTGCCACTCGCTATGTTTACAAACGTGAAAATCTGCATCTCTTAAATCTCTAACACTTTGTATAATATCTTCTATTTTGTCATCGTGTAGTTGGTCTGCTCTCATTCTTCTACCTCATTTATTTTTTTTAATTCATCATACATTTTTAAACCAAAGTCATAACCTTGTTTGTAGTAATACAAATTTTCGTGCCATTCAGATTTATAACCTTCTAATAAAGCATCAGCTACACCGTCTTTAAATGCGCTTAATTCTTTTTCTCTTGCTTGCTTGCGCTCGTACTCCATAGCCTTATTCTTACTATCTCTATAATTGTGTCCTTCATCTCGTTGTGTCATTACTTCTCCTCTATTATTTCAACTAATAATTTAAACTCTTCAACAGGGTCGTGTTGTGTTTCATCCCATTGTTTAATATTGGTTTTTAATATTTTTTTTATTTTTTCTAGTTTATCTTTGTATGGGTTAACAACTTCAAAGGCCCTATCATAACCTCTCTCTTCTGCAAGGTCTTCATCTTCACTTATTTCTAACCCCGCACTTTCACATTCTTGCACTA